TGTTTTTCTCCAATCATTTTATTTTGATTATACCATATTTGAAAAGGGGTAAGGAAATGAGACCAAAACGATATCCGAATAGTGGCAAGACAAATCTAGCTTTATTATAGCAGAATTGCGAGAAACAAATAGAAAAATAAGGAGGTAGGAACGTGCAAATATACCTTTATCAGTTAAGAAAAGAAAAAGGCATTACACAGAAAGAATTGGCACAAAAACTCGGCATTTCTGAGACGGCATATCGTCAAAAAGAGAAGGGGCAAAGCGCTTTTACTCAGGACGAAATGTTTTTCTTACGTAGTTTTTTTGATAAACCTTTGCAGGATATTTTTTTGCCAAGAAAGTCACCAAAACGGTAACTTAAAACTCGTATTTTAGAAGGGAGAAAGAATGATTGAAAATAAGCGAAGTAAAGAACAACGCTTTCTATCAGATGCCACAATGGCTTTATGAACCGCCTTATAACGTGCTGAGCGACAAAGCAAAGCAGATATATATGTTTCTTTTTGACCGACGTACACTGTCAATTCAAAACAAATGGTTTGATGAAAAGGGGGACGTGTTCGTTTACTTTACGAACGAGCAGCTCATGGAAAAGCTTAATTGCAGTAAACCTACAATCATATCGGCAAAGAAAGAACTTGCTGATATGCAATTGCTTAGAGAGGTTAGGCAAGGAATAAATAAGCCGAATCGTTTATATATTTCCGGAAGTAAAAAAACTTTACTTCAAGAAGTAAAAAAAGTTGACCACGGAAGTAAAAAAACTTTACTTCAAGAAGTAAAAAAAGTTGACACAATCAAGACTGATAATATCAAGACTAATATATCAAGACTGAGTGAATCAGACGGGGCTGGTGGTGACACTTTATATAGTATAGAGGACGCACCAGCAGAAAATGACTTAGGGATTGTCCACGATTGGATTTTTTCGGAATTTGGTAGATTTCCAACCCCTTTTGAGATCGAGGACTTAAAAGACTTTCTGCAAGACCACAGCAAAGAGGTGATCAAACTAGCAATCAAAGAATGCGTAGGCAATGGCAAGCCCTACTTTAAGTATCTCAGCAGCATCTTGAGAGACTGGAAGCAGAAAGGGCTTGTGACAGTCGAGTTAGTCGAAAATAGACAGAAACCTAAACGATCTAACAGCACATCAGGAGTATCAAGACTATCTGATGACGGCTACGACCCACAACTTGGATTTTAGAGAGGAGAATCTATGCTAACATTTTCGAGTAAAGAGCTACAGACTAGAGCTTCTCAAATCGAGACATTAAGGGAACAATGCCCAAAGCATGCTGGAGTCTATATGTGGCGCTCGGTCAATCCTTGCACAAAAAACGTGTTGACTTATTGTCCAGAGTGCATGCAAGAGACAATCAATGACAATGCGAGCGAGCAGTTGGCACAAGCTGAAGCGCTAATCAGAGATATGAGGTCGTACTCGATCTTTATGAAAGAGAGTATCACCCCAGATGACTTAAAGAATGCGACCATTGGGAATTTTGAAATTCACACAGATCAAGATGCGGAGGCGGTTAATTTTGCTAAGCGTGTGACTCTGGACTATGTGAAAGAACGATATGAAGGAAATACGATTATCAGCGGCCCGCCAGGCGTCGGTAAGAGCCATCTAGCAATTGGAATTGCTAAGACGCTTAATGAGAGTTTCCAAAAGTTTCAGCTAAAACGCTCGGTCGTGTATATGCCAACAATTGAATTGTTCTCGCGGATGAAGGACGCTTTTAGATATAAGGACTCGAAGTGGGAAGAGAGACAGACAATCCAATTTCTGCAGAAAGTCGATTATCTAATACTGGACGATATTGGCAAAGAGTCAAGCGTGGGTGATGATATTAAACAAGGCAATAGCTGGGTGCAGAAAGTCCTGTATCAAATACTTGAAAATAGGACGAATACAATTATCACAACTAATTACGGGGGCGCTCACTTGAAGAAACTCTATGAAAAGAGTCTTGTTGATCGGATAACGAAAGGAAACATGAAAACTAATGCATTTAAATTTAGTGATGACACAAAATCAAGGCGCTCCTCGTCAGCAAGTGACTACTGAGGAACGCAAGCAGACCATCGCACAGTTCGAAAGCCGATTTTACGGATTATCAACTATGCTCAAAGAACGACTTCTGATCACGACAGACGAACGGTTCACAAATAAGATGGACGAGCTGATGTACTATGCGACAAATGGAAGCGTCTATGTAACCTAAAAATAAAAGCACCTGACGGCAATCAGGCGCACAACAAAATATTCTACGAGAGGATTATATCATGAATGACTTAATGAATCAATTATTAGACCAGTTTGAAGCTGGATTGATGGACAGAACATTAAAGGTCATGACGATTGTGACCGACGAAACAAGGCGCTTCCCAATGGAATTGAACAAATCCCAATGCTCAGAAATGCTTCTGGGCACGAGAGATACGGGGACATTTGACGAGCGGTTCAATAGCCGCAAAGACTTTCCAAGAATCAAAGGAAAGCGCGAGAAATATCCTCGCGATGCGGTCATTGACTGGTATCACAAAAACTGGGAACGTACGGCAGTGAGAAGTTGAGGAGAAAAATGGCAATAAAAAAAGAAATAGAAAGTCTAGAATTTAAAAACAGAGCAATGAGAGACACAATCGCTAATCTTCAATTGGGATTGTTTACAATCTTTTGTGTCTTTACGCTTTTAGTTGTGATTTTAGTCAAGACGAATATTGAGCGAGAGCATCACTTGAAAGATCTGCAGTATCAGATAAATGATAACAGGGACAGTATGCGTCGTAATGCTGTGCGCATCGTTCATCTAGAGCAGGAAGATAGGATAATCAGAGAAAGGATCGAAAGCGATGAGTGAGTTTCTAGGAAGCGTGATGATGATTGCATTCTTTTTCTTGGCTGGTGTGGTCGGTTCCTACATTGACCATTGTAAAGCTGAAAAAAAACGAAAAGAAGAGGAAATGCTTGAAATGCAAGCTAGATATGTCCTTTGGGCGCAAAATGAATACATGATTGAGCAAAATCAAAGAATGGCTGAAGTGCGCAAACATGATAATCAGTCATTTACGGTGAAGGGGCTGGGGTGATGACCATACCAGAACTTGAAATCGCTCTGCTCTATCACGTCTCAGTCAATGAGCGAAATCGGCTGAGGTGGTACAAAGAGCATGATGCCGTGAAATTTGTAAAAGAGCTGAAAAAGCTCTGGGAGAAGTACGAGGAGATAGTGAATGTTTAATTATGACAGGATAGATACGCTTCAGCCACCAGTCGAGAAACCAGAACGCCCAGATCCTGACAATTGGGTCTGGAATGGCAGCAGCTGGGTTTATGTAGGTGATGATGTATGATTGAGGAATTACAAGCAGAAATCGCCGAATGGCGCAGAGATTACGCTCATTTAGGCGAGGAGCTCGGTCAGGTTATCAATGAACAGCAGGACACAATCCTTGCACTACGACGCGAAAACAAGCGCCTGAAGCACGAAAATTGGAACTTGAAACAGACAAAAAGGAGAAGAAGATGACGAATGAAATCGCTAAATTTGACACGCTAACACCGCAACAAGCATTCAAAAGCCCGGCAGCACTAGAAAGGTTCAAGTCGGTATTAGACGGGAGTGAATCACAATTTGTCGCAAGTCTGCTATCGATTATAAACAACAATAGTTATTTGGCTCAGGCCACAAATACAAGCATTATGAACGCAGCTATGAAAGCAGCGACTTTGAAGCTGCCGATTGAGCCAAGCCTCGGGATGGCGTATGTAGTACCCTATAACCGAAGCGAGAAGCGTGGAAATACTTGGGTGAAAATAAATGAAGCTCAATTCCAGATGGGCTATAAAGGTTTCATTCAATTGGCTCAACGGAGCGGGCAAATCAGGAATATAAACTGCGATGTCGTCTACAAAGAAGAGTTTTTGCGGTACGACAAAGTTTATGGCACGTTACATCTAACAGATGAGCAAGTTGATAGCGGAGAGGTTGAAGGATACTTTGCAAGTTTGGAATTGGTCAATGGATTCCGAAAAATGATTTTTTGGAAAAAAGAAAAGGTCATAGCACATGCTCAAAAATATTCCAAAACTTACGACAAGAAAACTGGCGATTTTAAGCCAGGAACGCCTTGGAAAACTGAATTTGACGCCATGGCTCAAAAAACGCTTATAAAAGAGCTTTTGAGCAAGTATGCGCCGCTTTCAATAGAATTGCAAAAGGCTATTCTAGCCGACAACGAGGATTCAAATGTAAATGAAGTGAAGAGAGCAAAGGACATCACACCTCAAGAACCAGAAAATCTCTCTGATTTACTGAGTGCTCCAGAGGAAACAGGCGGAGTAATTGACCAAGAGTCAGAAAATGGTCAAATGGACATGCTAGAAGGGGAGGATTTCTAAAATGACTGAAGAATTGAAAGACGTAACGGATAGCCTAGAACTTGTTCCAGTAACGGATTTAGAAGTCAGCTTTGTCCTGAAAACTGCTGAAATCGAAATCCATGGCAAGGAAGTTTTGGAACAAGCTTTAGCAGCATATCAAAAGAAATACGCTGGCTATATCGTGACAGAAGAAACTTTGTCAGATGACACCAAGGTTAAAGACGAATTGGGGCGAGTGCAACGTCAGATTGAGCAAGAACTCAAAAACCAATTAAAGGACTACTCTAATCCGTTGGACGAAGTGAAAGCATGGGTTAATGCTGTTCTAGAACCTATCAAAACTTTGCAGGCGGACATCAAAAATCAGATTAAAGAATTTGAAGAGAGAGCGACAGAAGCTCGCAAGGAAACAGTCAGAGAAGCTTTTGAATCTGCAATCGCAGATAGCGGAGTAGATCTTGATATCAAGCTGTTTGCTATTTACTTTGATGATCTCAGCAAGAAAAAGTGTTTCATGGCTGACAATGTGCGCATCAATCAAGCGACCTCTAAGATGATTGCTGATTTGGTAGCCGAAGAAGCGGCAAAGAAGCAGCAACGCGAAGCTGGACTTATCCAAATTACAGAGGCAGCAGCCAAAGCAGGATTTGGCCCGGCTGTCTACATTCGCAGATATGACGAAGGGGCAGAGCTAGCTGATATCTTGCAAGCAATCCTTGATGATAAAGAGCTGGCCGACCGCACAAAAGCAGAAGCGAAGCTAAAGCAACGAATCGAAGAAATGACGGCTATCGCAGAAGCCAAAGGTCTGAATCCTGAGAAATATGTCGATATGCTCAGAGACGGTAAGTCCGCTCTGGATGTTATCAATATTTTGCACGCAGACGCAGATGAGTTGAGACAAGCTCAAGCAGAAGCAGAGCGAAACACCCAGAATCAATCCTACACCCAAAATCAGCCCGATTTTAAGTCTGAAACAGCTCCAGAGGGTAATAGCGCCCCAGAACAAAAAACTGGTCAAAAATCGCAAAATACAGCTTCTGATGATACGGCTAAAAAATATGGTTATCGCTATCAAAATATGGAAATTATTTTCCCTGAAAAAAACATGCGTCAAGTCAAAGAACAATTTAAGACTATTTCTCAAGAATTAGGAATTATTGTCCGGATAATGCCTGGAGCGGAAAGTAAGGCTGAAAAGGTGGAAATGAAATGACAATGGATTTACTTGGCAAAGATTACTATTCAGCAGCTTCTGCACGTCGCTACTGGTCTATCTCGCAATATAAGCGGTTTAGAGAGTGTGAAGCACGGGCTTTGGCCGAGCTGGAAGGAGAATGGGAAGATCAGAGAGACAATACAGCTCTCTTGGTAGGGAACATGGTACACAGCTATTTTGAAAGCCCAGAAGCGCATAAGAAATTTATGGACGAAAACGCAGATGCCATGATTTCAAAAGCTGGAAAAACCAAAGGTCAGTTAAAATCAGACTTTCTGGTTGGTCAGCGCATGATTGAGCGACTGGAAGCTGACAAGCAGTTCGTGGAATATTATGTTGGTCAGAAAGAAGTTGCCGTCACAGGCAAAATCGAAGGTGTGGAATTTAAAGGCAAGATTGACTGTCTCAATGTCGAAAAAGGGTATTTTGTGGACATCAAGACTACAAAATCAGACATTGATAGTATGGTATGGGTTCAGGACGAAGCAAGCGGCCGAAATATTCAGGTCCGCTGGTTCGAGGCTTGGGGCTATGTCTTGCAGATGGCAGCGTATAAGAAAATGCTGGAAGAACAGTACGGTAAGGAATTCACACCGATCATCTACGCAGTGACGAAAGAGCCAGCGCCTGACACCAGAGCGATTGTTTTTCAATCGCAGGAAAAACTCGGTTATGAGTTGACCGAACTATCTATGCTTATCCAGCGCCTTGACAAGGTCAAGAGAGGCGAAGAGAAAGCGAAGCCATGCGGCCATTGCGAATATTGCAAAACGAAGGCGTTGAGCCAGCGTGTGGAGGTGATTTGATGATCTATCTCTACGAAAATCATCTTGGCGGCTGGTACACGCTGGATCACTACGAAGAGCCAGATTACTGCGGAACGTGCAGAAGTTTTGACGAGTACATCGGAGCATTTCGCAGCATGGAAGATGTTGCGCTGAAGCTGCTGAAAGAAGATGCTTCAGACGAGGAAATCCAGCGAGTGACTGGATTGAAAGTGATTGTTAAATTTGAAAAACTAACGTGCCGTGAACCACGATAAAAGCGAACTAGAAACGTCAATCGGTCGTGTGACCTTGGACGAGCGACTGCCCGTATTTGGCCAATTCTCACAAAGGCAGTCGCGTTTTTTTTGAAAACAAAAGGATGAAATTTTTAGATTTATTTGCTGGTATCGGCGGCTTTCGTCTTGGGATGGAATCCGCTGGTCATGAATGTATAGGCTTCTGTGAAATAGACAAATTCGCTAGAACTAGCTATAAAGCTATACACGACACGAAAGGAGAAATTGAACTACATGACATCACAAGAGTCACAGATGAGTCTATTCGAGGAATCGGAAGTGTGGACATTATCTGTGGAGGATTTCCGTGCCAGGCTTTCAGCATTGCAGGAAACAGACGAGGTTTTGAAGATACACGAGGAACTTTGTTCTTTGAAATTGCTAGGTTCGCATCTATTCTCAGACCTCAACATCTATTCCTTGAGAACGTTAAAGGACTCCTCAATCATGACGGAGGAGCTACATTCGAGACCATTATCTCAACCTTGGATGAACTGGGGTACGATGTGGAATGGCAAGTGCTTAACAGCAAGGATTTCGGAGTCCCCCAAAATCGGGAACGTGTGTTCATTATCGGACATCTTAGAGGAGAATGTACCAGAAGAATTTTTCCTCTCTCAAGCGCTAGCAAACAAGTTGATAAGCATCAGAAACTGTCAACAAATACCCTTACAACCAGATACCCAAATAGTCAAGGGGTCGGATCGTACATTATTGAAAGTGAATCGCAGAGAGTGAGTTCCGTTGGTAATATCAATCCATCTGGAAGGGGGATGAATGGAGAAGTCTATCAAGCTGACGGCCTAGCACCTACCCTAACTACCAATAAGGGAGAGGGTGTGAAAATTATTCAAAGAGCGCACGGATATAATCGAGGCGGAGAACATGACATCGCTCCTACTTTAACTAGGAATAGCTATCACAAAAACAATGTTTTAAAAATAACAGAGGCAACTTCTCAAGGATACACTGAGGCAACGATTGGCGATAGCGTGAACTTATCACACCCAAACTCCCAAACACGTAGAGGACGAGTAGGTAAGCAGATAGCAAATACTCTCTTAACTGGAGAGAGTCAGGGCGTGGTTGAGCCTGATTTTAGGATTAGAAAGCTAACACCTCGTGAATGCTGGAGATTGCAAGGATTCCCTGACTGGGCATTTGATAAAGTCCAAAAAGTGAATTCTAACAGTCAATTATACAAACAAGCTGGAAATAGCGTGACCGTCAATGTGATCGTTGCTATAGCAAAGGAGTTGGAATGAGGTGATAACTTGAAATTATTTCTTAACGAAGATTGTATGGATGTCATGAAAAAATATCCTAATAACTATTTTGATTTAGCTATTGTAGACCCTCCATATTTTTCCGGCCCAGAAAAAAGGAAGTTTTACGGACGAAAAATCAGTCCAATAGGTGTAAGCAGATTGTATGGCGAAACCTCAGAGTGGCAAATTCCAAACAGAGATTATTTTGATGAGTTATTTAGAGTTTCAAAAAATCAAATCATTTGGGGAGTAAATTACTTTGACTATTCTTTTGGTTCTGGACGTATCGTTTGGGACAAAGTTAATGGTCAGTCAAGTTTTTCAGATTGTGAGATAGCATACTGCAGCTTACATGAAAGTACACGTCTGTTTCGCTATATGTGGAATGGTATGATGCAAGGCAAGTCAATATCTGAAGGCCATATCCAGCAAGGAAACAAGGCATTGAATGAGGTTAGAATCCATCCGACACAAAAACCGATCAACCTTTATCTCTGGTTGCTACAAAACTATGCAAAAAACGGAGACAAGATTCTTGATACTCATGTTGGTTCAGCAAGTAGCCTAATAGCTTGTGAAGAAATGGGATTTAACTATGTAGGTTGCGAATTAGACGAAAATATTTTCAACTCAGCAAAACAGAGACTTGAAAATTATAAGTCACAAACAAAATTATTTTAAAAGGAGCAACAAATGCAAAACAAAATCGATATACCGGGTACAACCATTACACTTGAAATCGTGGACAAGACCATCACGATTACAAACAAGATTGAGTATGATATGCAGATGCACTTCAGAAATACAGATGCAGATGCTTCTCTTGATACGAGTGGCGATGTTTTCGAGCCTCTATACTGGCTAGACATCAGGGTAACACCGAAAACGCCGACAGAGTATCATAAGAGCCTTGGAGTCAAGAGAGAAAAACGCCACTTATCCGAACTTCAGAAGTTCTTTGAGTTCATCGAGAACAACAAGCGGAATCTCTTTGATCTTTGTGGTATCAAGGGAGAACTGCAATGGAATCTCTGACATTATCGCTAGACATTTCAACTACTGCGACAGGATGGGCCGTATTTCACGGCTCTAACCTTGTCCAGAGTGGTATCTTAAAACATAAAAGTAAGTCATTCTTTGAACGTGGGCGCTTCATGGCTAGCGAGCTGAGAGCGATTCAATCAAGAGCGCTGCAGAAATACAATGAGCCTTTTGGGTCTATTGTGGTCGAGAAAAACTCAGTCATGGGACCGAATCAACAATCTATGATCAGCATCGGAATTGTGACAGGCATCATCCTTGGCCGGCTGATTGCTGATAATGTATTCTTTGTCAATGTTTCCACCTGGCGCAAGTATTGGAAGTTTAGCTATAAGGATCGTAGCAAAAAATCTATGAAGTTGCAGGCTGTTGCTAAAGTGTCCGATGAATTTGACCTGCATGTCAAAGACGATGAAGCTGACGCAATCCTGATTGGCTCTTATTTTGTCAATTATGGTCAGGAATTTGGAAATCTGGAAAGCCATAAGATAAGCTGAGGAGGATTTGGAATGAGAGAACACAGTATTTACATTTCCAGCATTGCTGTTTTGCTAGCAATCTTGATGGCAGCAATCATCAAGATTAACAGGCTCAACGAGCGAGTCGAACAGCTCGAAGCCCGGAAGTTGATTACGATACATAGGGCAGATAACGCTGGTGCAGAGATGCACGGCAGAATCACAGATAAGGAAGTCATAGACGGTCGCTACACGGTCACAGCAGGGGCTTACGGAAAGTTTCTTGTGACAAAGGAACAGTACGAGGCTTTGGCTGTAGGAGATGAAATCCCTGATTATTTGAAAGGAGGCGGAAACTGATGCTAAAAATAAGAGTATTTGTGAAAGAGCTGTCTAAGATGTTTTGGCCTGAAGATATTGTCTATATAGACTACAGAGATAAGACCGTAACAGTTAGAGGTTGCCAACATTCAGACTGTGACACTTGTCATGATGAGTATGGCTGGGAACAATGCGAAATCATGCGTTTTACAGACATTTTGGATAATTCAGAGCCAAGAAAAGAAATCTTTGAGGGCGACATTGTGAAAACCACTAGATTTTTTGGAAGAGCTGACGAAGTGGGCGGTTTTTATGAGTATGACAAGGAAATAATAGGGGTTGTTAAGCAGCTTGAAGGAGCTTGGGTAATTGATACAGGGAATGACGCAGTGCCCCTGTGGTCTGAAATCGAAGAAAATGAAGTTATAGGTAATGTTTTCGAGCAACCTGAGTATTTGAAGAAAAGAGGAAGTTAAGATGACAGAAACTATTAAATTACCAGACTACTATGAGCCTGACTGGGGAAATGCAAGATACGGCTCGCTGGAAGAACTTAAAGAGTTGTTACTCTACAAGCGTATCGTGAAATGGGATAAAGACTTTCTGCTACTTGAAAATGGTACAAAGATCACTATTGAAATGTCTGAAAGTGATTGCTGCGCTTCAGCATACGGGGAGTTCCAAGATGTATCACTTGACGCTGTGATTACTGACGTTGAAATTGGGGAGCCTGAAGAAATTCCTGACCACTGGGGAATTGGTTATAAAAACAAAGTAACCATCTTCCACAATCAGAACCCTGTAGCTATCGCCAACTGCGAGGCAGGACATAACGGTTATTATTACAGCGTAGGGTCCCTAGTGATTGGGGACATTCATTTCCCAGTAGTGAAAGCGTAGGAGGCAACCTATGAATTATCAAGAATTGATTGAACGCTATGAAAGCTATGAAGGTATTTGGGACGCTCCAGGAGCAGAAGCCGCTCGTAAATGCTTTTTACGAGATTTGAAACAATTGGAAGAACTACCTTCCGGGCATGCTGAAGAAGCACCGCGCTATGTCAAAAACGTACTAGCTCGCTTACGAGAATTGCCATTACATGACAGAGAAGTTTGGTTAAAAGCTATCATGAGCGAATTTGAGAAAGATTTCAGCCATGCAAAATGGCGCGAAGGTTACGAGCAAGGAAAATTTGAGGGAGCGATTGAACGTGAAAAAGTCAAAATCCCGCAGATGGTGGCTGATTGGATTGATGCATGTAAAGAAAATTTGGCAATAGGATTATATATTGCTATGAATCCAGATTTTTTGAAACAGTGGAATAAAAGTGATGAACTTATTTCGTGGATTAGAAAGACGAGTAATCAAGAAATATTCGCTCGAGCATGGGTTGACGGCTATGAGGTTGAGAAAGAACCTAAATACAAGGTTAAATTTAAAGGTGTTTTAAAAAATAACAATTATTTAAATTACAACTCTGAAATCAAAAATTGGTATCATGCGTCAAGTTTGGAAATAGGTATGGTGCGGACTAAATTCACCCGCAAAGAACTAGAAGATGCAGACTTCGGCTGGGTGTTCGATTGCCCAGGAATTGAGATCGAGGAGGTATCAGATGATTCCAAGATTTAGGGCGTGGCTCAAAAATGACAAGAAAATGATTGAAGTTGATGAGATTCATTTTTACAATGGTCAACTAGATTTTATCGGTGATGGTATTACATTTATGCGCACGGTAGACAAAATTGAACTCATGCAATCAACTGGCCTCAAAGACAGGAACGGTAAGGAAATCTTTGAAGGGGATATCTTAGCAGTCGAAACAGATGATGAAGTGATAAATGTAAAAGTCTTTTGGGATAAAAAGCACGCTTTGTATATGTTTGAGTCAAAAAAATTTAATGAAGAGGAGCTTTTGGCTGAATTGGCAGAAGATAACGCATATCCGTTTGAAGTCATAGGGAACATCCACGAAAACCCAGAACTTTTGGAGGAGAAAGAATGAAACCTAGAAAATATCCATATTCAGGAATCAAAAAGCGAAGACAAGAACCTGTGGAACCACTGATTCTCGCTCGTCCAATAAAAATGGAGAAAATAGAAATGAAAATAAAAGTAGGTTCTGACTGTCTTCATCAAGGAACGAAGACAACGATAGAGATTTCTGGATATGGCAAGAAAACTAGAGTAGAACTATTTTATCCTGAAATTTTTGTTTCGAATTTTGAAGCCACTCAAATCGAAATGCTCTTTTGTAAAAGACTTGAAGAATTAACAACAGATAAATTCATGGCCTTCAAAGAATCTGATTGGAAGTTTTTCATCCATGACCTGATCAACGAATTTGTACGATAAAAAAAGCCAAGACACTCTCTGCCTCAGCTAATAGTAATATCGCAAAGACTATTATACCATAAAGGAGACAGAGAGTGAACAAGGCTAAAGAGCTTTTAAACGAATTGCAAAATCTTGATATGGATATTCAGAGTAGGATTGACGAAATCAATGAGCTTGAGGCAGGCTTGCTCTCAAGTCCTAAGTGGTCGGATGTAAAAGTCCAAGGCGGTCAAACTAGAAAAGTTGATGATGTGTATGCTCAGCTAGTTGTAATGAAAGAGGCAATTGAGCAGGATACCAAGGAAGTTATTAACAGGAAACTTGAACTTGGTAGACTGATCAATCAGCTGAAAAATCCGAAACATAGAACCATCTTAAGGATGACTTACATCAACAAGGGTACCGCTGACAGCGTTTGTTATGATTTGAAGATGAGCCGTACAACCTATTACAGGTTGAAAAATGAGGCTGTCTTAGCTTTAGAGGAAGTCATCTAACCTCATAGGGAACGTATGGGACTTTTTGGAACAGCACGGTTCTTAAAATCTGTTAGAATGGTAATATCAAGAATTGAAAAGAGAGGTCTCAGAATTGGTAGATGGTTCCCTGTAATGTCAGGGGGCTGTAATGGCCTTGGAGGTTCAAGTCCTCCCCTCTCATTTTTCGGAAACATAAGGTTTGACTCCTCCATCTCGTTGAAAGTCCTAGGTTTGAGATGGTTTGGTCGCAGGTTCAAATCCTGCTGTTTCCATTATGTCTCTGCGAATAGCTATCGCGATAGAGGTATAGGGCGGTAATTAGATTTAGGCTGATTAACCTGTAGGACAGAGATAAAGTAGCGCTATATAAGGCTCTGGTGGGGGAGGCACCCACTTACCGCATACAGTCACTCAACGAGTGGCTTTTTATTTTGTCGAAAGGAGAGGTGGTCATGAATGAACGCGAAAAACTAGCAATTGAAGAATTGAAAACAGTGGCCAATGATTTGATGTCAGACTGGCCAGCCTCTCGAAGCAGACAGAAATCTTTTGTGCTCAACTACATGGCCAATGGTTTTCAAAACGCTACGCAAGCAGCAAAAGAAGCTGGTTTTAGCAAAAAAAGCGCAGGCAAAACAGCTCATAACATGCTGGCAGGTATGGAAAAGTATGTACACATCCCACCAGTCGTTGAAAAGCTCAAAAACGCCTTTGACGAGCGCAGAACGGAGCTTTCTTTGCTTAATTCGGTTGATATTCAGCAATTTTGGGCAAAAATTATCAGACGTGAAATTAAAGACATCAAACTGGTTGGTGACGGAGAGGGTTATCAATCAGTCAAGGAAGTGCCGCCTGACTTGTCTGTGATGCTATCTGCATCAGACAAGTACGCTAAGACTTTAGGTATGTATCAAAACAACATCGATATCACTCAACGCACTATCGAAATCAAAGTAGGTGATTGGGATGCTGACGAAGACTAGGCCTAAAATCAATATTGTCATTCAACATCCTAGCAGAGTCTTTAACAAGCACATCTACGACAAGCTCAATGACTATTCAACCTTTACCGAGGTCCATTATGGAGGTGCTTCTTCTGGCAAGAGCCACGGTGTTATTCAAAAGGTGGTCTTTAAGGCTTGCCAGGATTGGAAATACCCACGCAAGATCCTTTTTCTGCGCAAGGTCGGGTCAACGGTCTATGACTCAATCTTTGAGGATGTAAAGCAATGTTTGGACCTTTGGGGCCTGCTTGATAAATGCAAGGTCAATAATTCGGCTTATCGGATTGAGCTGCCAAACGGGGCACAGTTCATCTTCAAGGGATTGGATAACCCAGAGAAAATCAAGTCTATAAAGGGCGTGTCTGATGTGGTCATGGAAGAAGCTTCTGAGTTTACGCTTGATGATTATACGCAGTTGACCCTGCGCTTGCGGGATAAGAAGCATAAGCTGAAGCAAATCTTCTTGATGTTTAACCCGGTGTCCAAGGTTAATTGGACCTACAACGCTTTTTTTGTTAAGAAGCCAAAAAACACGGTTGTTTATCACACATCTTACAAAGATAATCGGTTTTTAGATCAGGTCACGATTGAAAATATCGAGGAACTGGCCAACAGAAACGAAGCGTACTACAAGATTTACGCTCTGGGTGAGTTTGCTACATTGGACAAGCTAGTTTTTCCAAAATACGAGAAACGACTACTTAATAAAGACGAGCTGGCGCATCTGCCGGCTTATTTTGGTCTTGACTACGGCTTTATCAACGACCCGTCAGCTTTGATGCATGTCAGGATTGATGATGCAAACAGAAAGCTTTATGTGGTCGAGGAATTTGTTAGAAAGAATTTGACCAATGACAAGATTGCAGAAAGTATTAAGGCCCTTGGGTATGCCAAAGAGCAAATCAGAGCGGATAGTGCTGAAAAGAAATCGAACCAGGAATTGCGAAATCTTGGAATCCCTCGGGTTATCGATGTGCAGAAAGGTCCTGGATCAGTCATGCAAGGAATCCAGTATCTCTTGCAGTATGACTGGGTAGTAGATGAACGATGCGTCAAGCTGATTGAAGAGCTTGAAAACTACACTTGGAAGAAAGACAAGAAGACGAACGAATACATCAACGAGCCAGTAGATAGCTATAATCACTGTATTGACGCTATCAGGTATGCTTTGCAAGATAGGATCTTCCAAACCAAAAAAGAAGTCAATGTAGACAAAGCAATCAGCAAAATTAATAAGATGTTCAGGAGGTAGAAAGTGGATAAAGTAAACGAATTTGAGCATGGAATAGATACCGATACTAAAGCAAGATCGGGCAGCTTGCGTTTTGGTAGCTTGTCAAACGAGCAGTTTAGGCATGGCTCAAGCGACGAGCTCTTGAATACAGAAGATGGCAAGAAGGCGTTTCGGGACATGATCGAAACGTTTTTTAATCTTCAGAGAAAAAGGCTGCGAGTGCTGGCTTCGTATGCGCAGGGTGATAATTATAGTATCTTAGCCGGTAGCAGACGGTTAGACAAAGAAAAGGCAGATTACCGGGTGCGCCACAAGTGGGGCGGTTATATCTCTAGTTTTGCTACTAGCTATGTCATTGGGAATCCTGTCACAATCGGAATTTTGGAAGGCGCTGAGGGAGAACAGCTAAAAACTATCGAAGAAATCGAGTGGCAAAACGACATCAATTCTCTGAATAGTGACCTTGCGTTTGACGCTTCAGTTTATGGTCGAGCCTTTGAGTATCATTTCAGGGATAAAGATAATGTGGACAGGGTTGTTTTGATCAGCCCGCTTGAGATGTTTGTTATTCGAGATTTGACAGTTGAGCAGAACATTATCGCAGCGGTGCATCTGCCCATTTTCGCAGACAAGGTCTCTGCTACTGTCTACACAAAAGACCGAATCATCTCTTATAAGCCGTTTTCAGTCAATTCCATCAATTTGATTGTCGAATCCGAGAAGAAACATGAATACAAGGATGTGCCAGTCGTCGAATGGTGGAACAACCGTTTTAGAATGGGTGATTATGAGAGCGAAATTTCTCTAATTGACGCATACGACGCAGGTCAATCTGATACTGCGAATTATATGAGCGACCTGAATGATGCTTTGCTGTTGATTAAAGGTGACTTAGAAGCCATTGGAATGAGTGCCGAGAATGCAGCGAAGATGAAAGAAGCTAACACGCTGCTGCTTCAAACAGGAGTAAGCGCAAACGGGCAGCAAACAAGCGTAGATGCTGGATATATCTATAAGCAGTACGACGTGCAAGGCACGGAAGCTTATAAAAACCGCTTGGCCAACGATATCCACCGATTTAGTCGTATTCCGAATCTTGAGGATGATCGTTTTAATTCAACACAATCAGGGATTGCTCTACTTTACAAGATGATCGGTCTTGAGCAGGTCCGAAAAGACAAAGAATCTTATTTTACAAAGGCTTTGCGTCGCAGATACGAGCTCATTAGCAATATTCACAAAGCAATCAACAAGCCTGCAATCGAAGCAAATAAACTGACTTTCACATTTCACCCTAACATCCCACAGGATGTCTGGACGGAAATTAAGGCGTATATTGAGGCAGGCGGAAATCTGTCTCAAGAAACCTTGATGAACAGCGCAAGCTTCACCGATTACAAGACTGAGCAAGCACGCATTTTGAAAGAAAATGGAGCTAGCGACAGTGAAATTGGCCAGATTCTAGGTGGTTCAGATGACAAACAAGCAAACGACTAAGAATCAGCGTTACAACGCTGAGCGTAAGGCGCAGGCTGAGTTGATAAAGCGGGATATAGATAGAGATAAGGTACTTGCTCAACTGTATCAAGAATCTTTTGACCGTATGCAATCAGAAATAGACAGATTTTATCTAGCTTATGCCAAAAAAGAGGGCCTAACCAAGCAAGAGGCTATGAAAAAAGCTTCTGAATTTGATGTTACGAAGTTTGCCAAGAAGGCTGAAAAAGCGGTTAAAGAGAAAGATTTTAGTCCTAAGACGAATTCGTGGCTCAGGACATACAACCTAAAAATGAAAGTCAGTAGATTGGAACTTTTGAAAGCGGAACTTGCCCTTGAAATTCAAAATCTTACCTCTGAAGTGAATGAGGTCTTTGATAAGGAACGCAGAGAGGAGTATTTAGCCGAATACAAACGCCAAGCAGGAATCTTGGGGATTTCATCCAGCGGAGCAAACAAACGCATACAGAGCGTTTTAGACGCTGATTTTTACGGACAGAAATTTTCGAGTCGTATTTGGGGTTCTAAAGGTCTGCAAGCGAACTTGCAAGGCGAGGTTTCAAGCTCTCTCGGCCGCATTTTTACAGACATGATGGGCTACAAGCAGGAAATGGCTCGCTTGGCCAAAAAGTACGAGACGAGCAAAGCGAATGCGCAGCGCTTATTAAAAACTGAAATAGCCAGGATAAACGCTGACACTCAATTGGCCATGCTGAAAGAAAATGGCTTTACGCACATGATTTTCGTAGCCGAGCCGGGCGCTTGCGACATTTGCGGTCCGCTTGACCAAAAGGCGATTCCTATCGATGAAGTGGAAAAGGGAGTGAATATGTTCCCAATGCATCCCAACTGCAGGTGCTCGGCCTACGGCCATATCGAAATGAAGTACAAAGAGGGTGGTAGTACACTGACTGATTTTGAAGTCTGGAAATGAAAACAACAACCCCGAACAAAAGAAACAACGAGGTAAATCATGAACAAACGTATCAAAAAGAAACGTGAGCTAGAAAACTCTTTGCGAATAGCAAAAGGAGCTATTGTGCTCTTACTCGACCAAAACAAGCAACTTTGGAAGATTGTTGAAAATATGGAGAAAATCAGCTCACAAAATACTCAAGCGACAAATGAGCGTTTTGATAAATTGGAAGCTGCCAACGAGAAAATGAAGCTTGATTTGGACAATGCTGTCGTTACGTTTAGCAAACAGAAGAAATCAAGCTGGTTTGGTAGGAAGTAGGTCTAAACTGCTATAAATCACTATAAACCGTACGGAATTCCATACGGTTTTTATATTGTCCAAACCGTGCTTAGGACAATAAAAGATGCATGAGTTCGGGGAGGTTGCCCGTAAAAGCGTAAAGAAAGGAGCCAAAAATGGCAGAATACAAATCTATGTTGCGCATGAACTTGCGCAATCTTCAATTTTTTGCTGAAGGCGGAGAGCCTCAAGGAGATCCTGAAGCTTCAGGCAACGGAGAAGGCGCTGCAGGACCAACTCCTGAGCCAGAAAAGATGGTGTCTCTTGCTGAAATGCAACGTCGCTTGAAGCAAGCGGAGGAAAAGCACGCTCAAGCTACACAAGAAGCTATTGCACAAGCTCTCGAAAAGTACAAAGCAGAGTCTGAATTGACTGGAAAAGAGCTTGAGGAATACCGCCGAAAAGAGGCCGAAGCTGAAAAACAGGCTTTACTAGACAAAATCGCCGGTTTGGAAAAAGAACAAACCAAGCGAGAATTGACGGACGAAGCCATCAAAACGCTTTCCAGCCGAAAATTGCCGGTAAACGAAAAGGTGCTCTCTTTCGTGGTTAAAGATACCGCAGATGGCACCTTGCAGGCTATTTCTGACTTCGAAAGCATCATCAGCGAAATCAAAGCTGAATACACTCAATCCGAGCCGCCGGGCGTTTCATCGTCTTTTGGTAGCTCGGACTCGAAAAGTCCCGGAGAAATCTTCCGCGACTCACGCATTATCTGAAAAAAAGGAGAAATAAATGACAGTACAAACTTTTAATCCTGAAAAGGTTCTGGTTTCTGAGAAAAAGGACGGAACTTTTCACAAGAAATTTACAGATATCATCATGAAAGAGGTCTCTAAGAACTCGCTCGTGATGCAACTTGGCAAGTACCACGAAATGGACGGAGAGCAAGAAAAAACCGTCTACGTTCAAACGGACGGAGTTTCTGCTTACTGGGTAAATGAGACCGAAAAAATCAAGACAGATAAGCCAGAAGTCATTCCTGTTAAGCTGAAAGCTCACAAGTTGGGTATCATCTTGCTAGCTTCTCGCGAAGCGCTGAACTATACTTGGGAGAAATTCTTCAACGACATGAAACCTCAGATCGTCGAAGCGTTTTACACAAAAATTGACGAAGCGGGGCTTCTTGGTCATGAAACGCCATTTGCTAATTCGGTCGCGAAAGCTGCCAAAGACGCAAGCAAGGTTATTGGTGGCCCGATCAACTTCGAAAATATCCTGAAGCTTGAAGACAAGCTGTTAGACAGCGATGTTGAAATCAATGCTTTCGTCTCTCGTGTATCAAACCGTTCTGCCCTTCGTGAAGCTCGCGACGGTGACAAGAAGACGATTTACGACAAAGAAAACAACAAGCTTGACGGTATCGTGACCGTGGACATGAAGTCTAAGAACTTCAAGAAAGGCGACTTGCTCGCTGGTAACTTTGACAATCTTATTTATGGCGTGCCTTACAACATCAACTATAAGATCTCGGAAGAAGGCCAAATCTCAACAATCCAGAATGCAGACGGAACCCCTGTCAACCTGTTTGAGCAAGAAATGATCGCTATCCGTGCCACAATGGACATCGCAGTCATGATCACGAAAACAGATGCATTTGCTAAGTTGACAGACGCTGCAAACGTTTAGAAAGGAGTTTGTAAATGACTTACATTGTAACTACAAACATTATCGATACAAAGGATAATGACCGCTTGTACGAAACGGGCGAAGTTTATCCGCGCGCAGATTTGACGGTCTCTGACAATCGAATCAAGGAACTGCTTGAAAAAGGGGTTATCGCCCTCGAAGGCGCTGAGGGAGAAACAACCCCTGCAGAAGAAGCAGCTCCTGAAGCTGAACCTGATCCAAGCGTGAAAGAACTCAAGGCTAAACTTGATGAGCTTGACATCAAGTATGGTTCTCGTGCTACCAAGGACGAATTGAAAGCCCTGCTCGAAGGGGCTGAGGGAGAATAACTATGGATAATACTCAGCTAGCCAAAATTAAGCGTCGGCTGGGTATTGCTCCCGACGACACAAAAGAAAATGACTTGTTGCAAGACCTAGTCGAAGATGCCGAAAGCTATTTTAAAAGCTTGACAGGAACAACAGAGATTGATCAGAAGTACAATTTTATGATTGAAAATGTTGTTTATAAACTCTACGGCCGTAAAGGGTCTGAGGGAGTAACTTCTGAAACCGTGGACGGCTATTCTGTGACCTATCAGGATTGGGATAATCTCTTTAAGCCTTATATGGCCATTTTAAACAAAGATTTTGGCCTAGATGGCTCTCTGAGAGAGAAAGGAAAGGTGGTCTTTTTATGAAAACACCGCACCGAATCACCCTTATTAGAGGAACTGGAGCGCCAAAATACAATCCAGAAACGGATAGTTACGAGGCTACAGAAGGTCAAGAAGAAGTCGTGCCCTGCCTGATTAATTTCATTCGTCAAGCAAGAGTCTTTAAAGATTACGGAAATCAGACTGATACGGTCATGATTTGCCGTTTCCAACAAGAACAGAAGCCTTTTGCTACCGCTATTTACGACGGCAGCAAATATGCCCTTATGGATCAGATAGATGCCCCGATCAAAGGGGCTGTCAGGCTCAAAAAGGTAGGTGGTTAGTATGGGAATTAAATGGCAAGGCATAGAGAAATTGACTGCAACCATCAGTAACGCCCATCCGAAAGCAGTCGAGCAGTCTTTGCAGGTTTTGAAAAACAATGGTGAAAAAGGGAAGAGAATCGCTAGGGACCTAGCGCCCAGGGATACTGGATTTCTGAAAGACCATATCACAACCTCTTACCCTGGTATGGAAGCTCATATCCATGGCGAAGCTGGTTATGATGGTTATCAGGAATGCGGCACCAGATTTCAGCCCGGTAAGCCCCATTTTCGTCCTATGTTGGAGCAAATTCAGCCTGAATTTCAAAAGGACATGACAAAAGTGATGAAAGGAGCTTTTAGGTGACCCCAAATCATGATTTATTCAGAAGTTTATTCTCACTTTGCAATGTAAGGGTCGATACATACGACCATTTACCAGATGCTGAGACTAAATATCCCTTTGTTTATTTGGGAGAGAGCAGCGGCTCTGACATCCCAAATAACGATGTCTTAGGGACGGTAAGGCAGACAATCCATCTCTACGGTTTAAGAGAGCACAGGGCTCGTTTAGACAAGATTTCAGCTTACTTGGAAGGAGCAGTGAAGCTGTTGAAAGATGGACACGAGCATAAGCTAGCTCACCTTTCGACCGAAAAACAAGTCATACCAGATAACACAGATGTCCAGCCTTTGATTCACATTGTGCTGGACGTTACTTTTAATTACACAAAGAAGGAGACATAAATGGCAGAATTAGTGTTAGGAAAAGACTATGTAGTGTTTTTCCGACGATTAAAAGACCAAGCGAAGCAGGACGCTGGGAAAGTCCGCTTTCAGGTCGAGCTGACAATCAATCCAGAAAAAGAGATTGAAAGTACCAAGACCAAGGACGGTGTGGTAAATTCGATTTCTGATGGCGAAACAAGCGGTGAGTTCAAATCACTTGCTTATCGTGAAGACGGCGATACAGTCAACATGTGGAAGGAAATGCGAAAATGGTTCGCAAACAATGAAAAAATTGAATGTTGGATTGTTGACCTTGGCAGCGTGCGCCAATCCGGAGGGAAAGAAATCTACGACGTGGAATACTACCAAGGCTACTTCAAGAGCTTTGAGCTTTCCGCTCCGGCTGACGACAAGATTGAATTATCTTATGAAATGGCTATCGATGGTAACGGCGTCATTCACACCGACTCGCTGACAGCCTCTCAAAAGAAAGCTGTCGAAACAGCGCAGTACGACTACCATACGCTTGCCAAAGAAACGGCTGCTGCAGGTCGTCCTGTTTAATAATTCTTAAAGGGGTTAAACACCCCTTTCAGAACGAAGACAAACGTCATTTTTGGTGTTTGTCTTTTTGTATTTTCAAAACTATTTACTTTGTCATCTGATATTTCCATCCAAAAACCGGATTTAGAATAAAATAAAAAGGAATATTCTCTATCCATTTCACCAATTTTTTGATATTTAAACACGCCAAAGTAAGCCCAACCTTATCTTCCATTTTGGACTTTCCTTTCTCTCTGGTGTATCTCAAGTTATGATATTCCTTAGCAGTCCCAAAGAGTCGCTCAATTGTTTCTTTGCGCTTCTTATAAAGCTCCTTCATCCCTCTTTGGTGGCGAATCTCTTCACAAAATTCAAGATCATCTTTCCATACATGTCTTGTGATGACTTTCTGCTGATTCTGGCTTCGAGTACAAACAGATAATAGAGGACAAGCGACACATACTGTTGGATCACTCTTATACTCACGGTAGCCTGCTCGGGTCGTCGTGCGATAGGCTAACACTTGATTCTCTGGACAGAGGTAACAGTCATAGAAAGCATCATAAACAAAATCACCAGGTCTTAAGTTCCCCTTTACTCCCTTGGGGCGGGTATAGGGGAAGACAGGGATGATGTTTCGCTCTAATAAATAATGAGCAATAGCTGGGGTCTTATAGCCTGAGTCCGCAATAATGTAGCGTGGGGAGAAAACTTCTAACTGTGAAAAAAGGGCAGGGAAAGCCTGACTATCATGAACATTTCCTGCTTCAACCGTATAAGCCAAGGCCCAACCATGCTTATCACAAGCTACTTGGGCAGAATAGGCAAATACTTCCTTGTGTTGACCCTTGTGGAACCAACCACTCTCAGGATCTGTCCTTGAGATTTTCTTTTCCTTAGCCTCGCTTTCTTGTGCGGGCTTTAAGGACTTTTTTTCGTGTTTCCTCCTATCTAAATCAATCTCAACTTCCAACTGCTCACTCATAAATTTAGCTTGTTGGGCAACCATTTCCTTACGATATTTGTGATTGTTAGCTGCTGCTTTGATGTGAGTACCATCCACAAATATTTCCGAAGGATCAATTAAGCCAGCACATAAAGCTTGATGGAGCACTCGCGAAAATATCTCTGAAATTAATTCTTTATCTTGAAAACGACGACTGTAATTCTTTCCATAGGTGGTAAAATGAGGGACCTTGTCATCCAAGCTTAGTCCAAGAAACCAACGATAAGCTACGTTTACTTTAATATCTTTAATGGTTTGGCGCATGGAGCGAATGCCATAAAAACATTGAATCAAAGGGATTTTGACTAACATGACAGGATCGAGACTAGGACGACCATTATCTGGACTATAGGTGTCTTCTACCAAGTCATAGATAAAATCAAAATCAAGCTTTGAATCCACTTGGCGAAGAAAGTGATCCTCTGGGACCAATTCGTCTATCGTATAGAAGCCATATTGGCGACGATTATAATCTG